GCCATTATGCTAAGTCTCCAAAACCTAATTCATTTACATTGTTGTAGTCATTAACAGCACCAGTATCTATTCTCTTTGTAATAATATGAATTTTATTTGTAGATGGATTGTCTTGAATCATTACATTTCCAACAGTAAATGTTTGACCTGCGTTAAAATAAGCAACAGATGAAAAATTATTTGTGTAATTTATTTCCGTTTGTGCTGTAGTTGTATCTGTCAAAGAAGTTACATTCAAACTGTCCACAATAGCCACCGTACCACTTTGGTCATAGTGACAAAGCATTTTAGCAATGCCATCGTGCAGTTTCTGTGTAGCACTAGCACCAACAGTCACGGTGATGTCATTAGCAGTGGTTTTGCCTGTGAGGGTATCTACTTTTATCTCACTCATGCTAAGTCTCCGTGTGCTGTATAGCTAATGTAAGGCGGCTCAGTGCCGCCACCAGACGACCCGGTATAAGTATAACCAAAAAACTTGATAACTGTAGTTGTAGGCGCATCTACATAAGGCAACTCTATAATCCCAGCACCACCAATACCACCAGTTCCCCTGCCAGAGTTTGATGTGCTTGAATAATTATTTGCAGCGTTAAATGCGCTTACAAATGTAATAGTTTTAACCCCGTTTGAAACATCGGCAACGCTTGAAACATTTAGACTATCATAAACAGAATTGTTTGTTATGCTGCCATTAATATTTGCCCACGCCTTCGCCGCACTTTGCTTAGTCAGCGTAACAGGGCTAGTGCCATTGCTGGCAGTGATTGTATCTGCTCTTAACTCGCTCATGCTATCACCAGATTACCGCCGGATGTTACCGTCAGTGTTACCCCAGTTGCTATCGTCAATGGCCCCGCAGCCAAAGCATTTTCATCTGCATCAATGGTTGTATTGGTGTCTAGCTGTTGCTGATGCACACGGAAGATGTCACCACCACCTGTGTTAACCTCACCATTCTCACCCTTAAATGTACCGCCACCCAAAGATGTGCCGGGTGCAAACATATCGTTTGTAATTGTACCAGCACCGGGTGTTACAGTTTGCTGGGCTTTGCCTTGAAACACTACATAAAAATCATCAGTAGTCTCTACGTCACCTGTCATAGTCAAGCTAGTGCCAGATACAGTATACGCTACACCCGGCTCTTGACGCACATTGTTTACGAACACTTCAATGTCTGGTGCAGTTGCAGGAAAATCTAGCGTATAGCCCCGCTTTACGGGACTGCCCGTTACACCAGTTAAATCCTGATAGGATACGGTGCTATAGTTTAAGGCTGGTATGTTACCAACATATGGCATTATACTCTATCCTTTACGTAATGTCAAGATGGCTGAGAACAACATCTGCAGATGATGCTGTATCAGATGTTACAGTAAGTGTATCACCCGGCTCCATAACAACCTTTTGGTCCCCACCAACCACAACTAAAGAACCACCAACTGGAATAGGTGCTGCTTTAACAAGGTGAACATTGTCAACTGCACCGCTAGTACGTCCAGCACCATTCAGCTTTACGTCTACAGTGATTTGAGTTGTCACGATGTTAGCAATACTTAGTCCAATGATGGTGGTTTCTGTGCTTGCTGGACAGGTATATATGGTAGCCGCACCAGTGCCTACTGCCGTATCTGTCTCACATAAAAAAGCGTTTGCCATATTTTACTCCAAATGTACACTAATTATACCATATTTGTAATGGTTTGTCAAGTACTTTTTATTATCCTAATGCAATAGCTAGTGCAACTGCTGCACCATTTGCGAATGCCTGTGTAGACACGGTTCCTGATTCATCAGCAAATGTAAAAGTTCTGTTTGCTGTCGGGTCTGTAATTGCAAGAGTAGTTGTAATGCTATCTCCTGTTGTAGAACCGTCAAACACAATACCTGTGTCAGACACATTACTAGCTGAACCCAAGCTGCTATCTACGTATGCTTTAATAGACTGCTGTGTAGCAAGGGCAGTGTCACTATTAGATGACAAATTATCTTGGTCAAGAATAGCCGTTACTGTTGCACCAGAGGCAAGTGTTAAGTTAGTGCTTGCAGTTAAATTAGTAAATGTACCTGCTGCGGCACTGTTAGCACCAATTGTTGTGCCATCAATTTCACCACCAGCAATGTCTACTTTAGTAATGTCAACTTCACCAGTGCCGTTTGGTGTAAGTGCAATGTTACCATTAGTATCTGTAGAGGTAATAGCATTGCCGTTTAAGTTTAAGTTGTCTACCTGCAGTTCTGTAATAGCACTGTTTGCACCAATTGATACACCATCAATCGCACCAGCGTCAATGTCAACCTTTGAAATATTTACTTCACCAGTGCCGTTTGGTGTTAGGTTAATGTTACCATTGGTGTCTGTGCTGATAATAGTATTACCATCAACATTGATATTACCAATAGTAGCACCGCTACCATTTAGCTTCAATCGTTCTGCTGCTGTAGCACCTGCCGACATAGTTTTAAATACCATGTCAAATTCTTCAGACGTAGGTGTCAAACCTGTAGCTACGGATTCAATAACACCGCCTGTTTCAATTGTGCTTGCTGCAGTCTCAGTTGAAAACTCAACACCTACACCAATACCAACAGCAGGTGTGCCTGTGCTTTTAGCTTGCAGCTTCAGTACATCTGTAACACCGTTGGTAGTAGCATTTTCTACATCAAGCAATACGCCGACATCAGCTTGGTGTGTGAGTGTTACCTCACCGTCAGCACCTAGATTAATAACAGCAGCATCAGAAGATAACGACACATCATCATTTACTACAAGGTCATCTGATACTGTAACACCTGTTGATGTAACTTCTAGCTTTGTTGCACCGCCCTGCTGTAATTTAAGACTGCCAGTACCAGCGTCATTAATAATGCTATCACTTGCATTGTGAAATATTTCTAGGTCATTACCTGTACCAAATCTAATCTTATCATTGTCAATAAGGTCAATGCCTGTACCAGCAGTAACATTACCGTTAGCTAGTATTTCACTAAGTTCGTTAGCACCTGCTATTTGCCCATCAACATATGCTTTGATTGATTGCTGTGTAGCTAGTGACGTATCACTATTGGACACAAGATTGTCTTCATCAAGGATGGCAGTGACTGTAGCACCGCTTGCCAGTGTCAAATTTGTACTTGCTGTAAGATTAGTAAATGTACCAGCAGCAGCAGAATTAGCACCAACAATTGTCCCATCAATAGCACCCGCATTAATGTCTACGGTAGGAAGATTAGCTGTGCCTGTAATGTACACATCTTTAAATTTAAGAAGGTTTGTGCCAATATCAAGTGTGTTAGTAGTCTTTGGTTTTATTTCTGTAGTACTTGCTACAAAGTCTTGAGCAGGGCCAAGCACAGTAACGGGACCACCTTCACCAGATGTCCCGTCATGCGAGTGTCCTGTGCTACTATTAAACGCTGCTTCAATGGCATCATATTCACCGTCAAAGTCAGCGGCGTTAATAATGTTACCATCAGCAATGTTGTTAATGGTATCGTTTCTAGTGTAGCCTGTTCCCATAGTTTTTACCTTCTATCGTTTAATCCATATTCAACGGTAAGTGCATCAATTGAGTATGGTGGGTTAGCATCATTTGATTCAAACTGAAATGATACTGTAAATCCTGAACCAACAACTTGTGTCTGGAATAATTTTAGTAGCTTTGTACCAAATCGTGTGATACCAAACGTACCTGTTCCAAAAAATCCTACTGTACCCTGTGTGTTTTGAATACTAATAGGTGCTGGTTGAATAGTACCCTGACTATCAAAGTCTAACTTCAAACTTACATCAAATGCCACACTACCTTGCGGGTCAGTATACAAAAACAGTTTGTAAAATGTCTTACGTTTACGGGGGTCACTAATTGGCAAGTGTGGTGTAGCAAATGTTGTTTGAATATTAATACCGTCAAACGAGTTGCCACTTTCCATTTGATACAAGTAGCCATCATTATTTGCAAACAGCACAACTTCTACATTTTGATTGTAGTCACTATCCGCTACGTAAGCCCGTATGCCTCGTGTCTCTGCCCAAGCCATACCCTCACCACCTTGAGGCGCAAACTGTGTTGCTAGTATACCTTGAGAATTTTCTTGCGTAATATTATTGTTATAACCAAGTATTCTATACTGTGACTTTTCACGAATTACACAACTTGTAAATGACGTGTTTGCAGAAATAAAACCTGTCATTGTATCTTGGATTGTTTTAGATACAGAGGCTAATCCAAAGTCGCCTATTCTATCTGTTCCGCTAAGTAATCTTAACCCGTCTGGGCCAAGAAACATTACGTCACCGCCTATTTCTTGTACAGTATCTGAATCAATACATCCAATATCTACTGTAATCGGCTGCAGTGAAAAGTCTGCAATAGTAGTGCCTGTTAGCTGGTGAATACTGTTTTCGGTAAAGATAATTAGTTGCTGTCTAAATACCGTTAGTGCAGTAATTGTACCACCAACATTTATACTTCCTGAACCATTTGCTGCCGAAAAGTCTGTATCTGTAAATGGTGCAGTAAATGTTACTGTTGTACCTTTAGCAAAAAATAAATGGTTCTTAACTTCTGCTACAAAAGTTGCACCAATTACATCCGTAGGTGCATCTAATAAAACTGTAAACGTAGTATTGTCATATAGTGCTGGTTCATTTAGTCCATCAACAATTGCAATTTTTTCTGTGCCGTTAAAGTTATATTTAGCAAACCTGCTTTTGTTGGCACTTTCTCTGCTTGTTGATAGGAAAGTAATTACTGCATTATCTGCTGGACTACTTGCAAGTGCTGGGTTAATTGCTAGTGTAGTACCGCCTGATGTTACTGTAGCATTTGCCGTGACTGTGTATATTAAATTTATGCCAGCAATTTTAAATGCGTCACCTGCTTGTGGGGCGGAATCTAAACCGTCAATCGCTAGACTGCTACCAGTTTGACTAGCACCATTTACAAGTGGTGTACCATAATCAGGCACATTAATCTTTGTAAAACCACTACCACCAGTTTTAAATATGTCAGCGTTCTTACAAACAATTGCACTGTCTTCCCATGCCGCTAGACCAAGTGCAAGATAGTTAGATGTAGTGCTTATAAATGTGACTGTATCTCCATTGGACGGATTAACAACCATTGTTTCATCTAGTGTAAGCGTTGCCCTGTTGTTTGTAGCATCGTATGTTACGCCACCAGATGCAATAGTGTATCTAAATGTAAGAACTGCATTGTCGGCAGGTGATACAGTTAGTGCTGGACTAATAGTTAGCGTTGACGCTGTTCCTACTAGAGCAGTAGCGGCACTGACAGTGTATAAAGTAGTATCACCATCAATAGTAAAAGTATCATTAGCAGAAGGTGCAACATCCAATCCATCTACGTTTAGTGATGTACCTGTTTGGCTGGCACCTGCTACTAAACCTCCATCTAGCGAGAATACATCCCCAGCAACTGGTGTAGTATGTATTGCTGCTATTATTAAGGTTGTACCACTTTGACCAGCCCCGTGTACTACAGGTGCGCCATAAGGTGGAATAATATTACTATCGTATTTATCATACCCCTCAATACGTCTGTAACCACCCTCAACAGAAGGCTCAAAGTTACGTAGTATTCGTGCGCTTCCCGGTGCGTTTGTACCTTGCTGCAGAGGGGAAAGGTTTGTTATAAGACCACCACGAAACTCGACTGGATAGGTTTGCCATGCATCCATTGTGATAGCCTCTTAAATACCGAAGCCTGTACTTGCTCCGCCTGTAGCACCAGTAAGCATATACGACCTTACGTATGGTGTTCTATTAATAAGTTGTGAACGCATATGCTTAATACCTTCGTCAAATTTTTCTTTCATTACCAATGCGTCTTGTGTGTTACCTCTAAAAAGATAGCCGTAGTGCATTGCACCATCTACAATAATATGTTGAAATCTTTCTGGTATTGTGGGAACGTCTGTCGCTGCAGACAAATCTGTTGGAAAGTTATAATATTCGTAGACCAGTTCATAGGCTTTGTTTGGCTCTGGTGTCATAATAAATTCTAAGTTAGGTGCTTGTGCTACCTGTGTAGGTACACCCTGACCAAGAGACGAACTATACTCTTGCTCTACGTATCTATCTAAATAATCTTCGTATGCAATCTCTGTTAGGCGTGTTGTGGCATTACCTAATGAAGTATTTTCTTTAATGCGAAAAGATTGAAAATTAATCACTTTAGCATCTGCAGGAAATGCATAGCGGCTTGTATTAGCAACTAAAGTTGTTTCTTGTGTGTTATGATTAAAAGGCCAAAAGTATTCTGATTGATTTAAATATCTAATAGAGGCATTGACTGCATCTTTAGCTTGTGAGTAAAAGCCTGTAGCTGAAGCAAAATTAGCTGAACTGAGTTCTACCTCATTCAGCCTTCTGTTCACTGCATTTACTAAGCCAAGAAAATCATATGCCATGTTATATCCTTAAAAGAAAAGTGAAGGGGCAAGTTTCCCTGCCCCCTCATATTATTTAGGCAAGTGTGTCACGGTCTACTTCGTTAGCAGTCGTGTCACCTTGGTCACTGATGTCCATCATTACAGCGAAAGCACGTAGCTTACCTGCTGTAAATGAAGCACCGCTACCTGCCAACACAAAGTCAATTGTATCACCAGATGTAGAAAGTGCGAGTCCATCAATTGCAACCTGTGGAGCGTAAGCACCGTCAGCCGCACCGTCAATGTCCAGTGCTGCGGCAAACTCATCGACATCACCACCAGTGAAGCCAAGAGCAGCAGTAGCATCTGTAGCCGTATTCATAGTTGCAGATTCTACAACTTGAAAGCCAGCACCCAAAATCAAGGTGTTAGCAGGTACGGTAATTGCCTGAATAGTATCGCCGGGAGCAATGCTATTTTTAGTCAGGTCAATTGTCACATCAACGTAGTACGGATTGCGTCCACGCTGTGAGTTCCCTGAAGCGGGATGTAAAACTGCGGTAATGTTAGCCATGTCTTATTCCCCCTTTAAGCCAGATGGTAAGCGGCGTTAACAAGAGCCTCTGGACGGAGAATCTTGCGACCGTACAAATGCATACCACGAACAATGTCAGCAAAGCTGTCAGGGTCACGATATGTCTCAGTCTTATTAATCTGCTCTGCAGTTGCAACAGCAGATGAATGACCTGCAACAATCACACCAAAGTTAGTTGAACTGTTTGCTCCTGTGAAAGAAGAACCAGTACCAATTTGAGGCAGATTGTTAGATGTGTACACGGTAAAGCCGTGAATGTTATTGCTAACCACACCATTCATTAGTCCAGAACCACCGAAGTCAGTGTTGAACAGACGAGAATCTTCGTCTTTCAGTACCTCAATGAACACTGGGTCAAGAACAAGCCAACGGCCCTGTGTGTCAACATTCTGCTGGTCGAGCAGACGGGACATACGGGCGATAACCTGTAGTGGGTTTGCATCACCAGCATTTGTTGGTGCAGCACCATTACCAGTACGTGGAAGGATTGCAATTGCATCACCACCTGAACCACCGTTAAAGTCAGATGCGTCCAACTTCATTGATGCCAACAGTTCGTCTGTACCTGCAGTTGAAACAGCAACAGAACCGTTTACAGTTGTGTTAACTGTGTCTGGTGTGCCATGAATTGCAGATTGCTTGTAACCAGCCAAGTAACCAAGAACGTCTTGGTCAAACTGGTCAGCGAGGCGGTACGCCGCACGGTCACTTGCCAATGACTGGAAGTTTACGTGTGAGTGTGCCTCTTCAATGTCGTCAACCTTAAATGCAAAGTAGTTAGCTTTGTCAATTGTCAGATTGAAGTCTTCATCGTCAAGGTCTTGAGGAGTGATTGTAGTACCACGCTCATATGCCTTAACTGTAATCTCTGGTTCTTTGATGATTTTAACTGAATCACCCATTGTGGCGATTTCACCAAAGTAATCAGAGTTGGTGATTGCCTCACAAACAGCGGCCTTGCGGAAAGCAAGTTGCACCTGTTTGGAGTAAATTACTGGTGAGAAATTACCATTAGGCAGGTTCCCATATCCAGCAGCGGAATTAAAAGCCATTTCCATCTCCTGTTATTAGCTTTACAGATGCAAACATTACAAGTCTTAGCAGAGGCTGAATAACGTAGGGTGTGTATTCTAGTTAGGTGGCCGCCCAACTATTCAACAGGCCATGTTTATCAGGTAATCCGAAAGGGTTATTGTTGTTTGCTGATTGTAAATGTAACCAAGTAGCTATCTTAGTTACACTTACCTGACTATAGTTATACTTAAAAATAACTACTTGTCAACTCTTTTTTACACATTTATCTAGCAGAGCCAGATACATCATAGATAAACTTACCAGAACGGATAGCTTCCATGATTTCGTCAGACCGCTTTTCGTACTCTTGCGGTGACATCTTTTGTACCTGTGATTCTTTTAGATACGTAGTTGCCTCATTTTCCTGTGGCTTACTACGTGAATCTTTTGTCGATACAGACTTAGCTGCAGCTTTATCTGACTTAGGTTTTTCTTTACTAATGCCCATGTCAGCTTTGTACAAATCAATGGCTCTAGCAGCAGAACGTGCGTCATTGTCATTATCATACAGCGCATCTTGTACCCACTTAGGCTGTTCTTCTGCCCACTCGTGGAACTCATCACTGTCACGGATGTCACCAAAGTCAGGGTGTAACCGCATTAGTTCTGCTTCAGCTTTTTCTTTTGAAGCACTAGACTGCAACTCATCAATTGCTTTCATACGTTCTTCCAGTGCTGTTGACTGTTCACGTGCCTTTTTCATAGCAATTGTTTCAACGATAGCCGCTACATCTGGATAGTCTGCTGCCCACTGTTCAATGTCTTCATCAGACTTAGGCAGTTTCATTTCTTTCTGTGCAGCTTGGCTAAGTTGAGATTTGAGTGATTCAATCTCTTTCTTTAACTCTTCAGCCTGTTGCTGTTGATGCCTACGCAAGTCAGAGTAACGCTTCTTAAATGTTTTCTCTTCTGCGTTTGCAGGTTCAGCTTCTTGTTCTTCTGGTTCAGCAGTAGCTTTTTGCTCTACCTCACCACGCTGTTCCTTCATTAGCTGTTCTAGTTCTTCTTCTTCCATCTTGCGTTTTTCTTCGTTAGTGTATTTACGATTTGCAAACGCAATCTTTTTTTCAGGCTTCATTTCTTCAGCCATAATAGCTTGTTCTGCCATTGTATGTACTTCCTTTTGTTGGGGCCAACGTAGCCACGCCGGGGTGGGGGATGGGTAGGCCAACTGATTGTAGCTAGTTAAACTGCAGCTACAGCAGTATTTTATTCCATCATATCCCAACAACTTTTATAAAATCTTAACCATTGTTGCTCAGTCATGTAAGAATATTTATAAAAATTGTGCAGCACAAAATCTAAAGGTATAGAAATATTAGCCTGTTTATGTACCATAAAATGATTGACACAATTAGTGTTTTCATTCCATACAGCTATGTACTTATATGTTGGACCTTTTGTGTTGTGTTCTATGCTGCTTGTTTTTGGTTTAGCATTTCCATCATCCATTCACCACGACCGCCTATATCTGCGCTGATTTCAACAAAGTCTGTAAACTCTGTGCCATTTTCCGCAATCATTAAATGGTTGGTATTCATTAAGCTGTAATAAATTTCACGTTTATCAATAGCTTTCTTAGAGGATGTTTCACCTACACGTTTCCATGTACCGTTGTCTAACACAGGGTGTGCAGAAGTTACGTGTATACCTTTATAGTCATACCAGTCTTCTAATAGACCATCACCTTGCATAACCGCATACACTAAGCCGCCTTTATACATTTTGTCTCCCGGCTTAATATCTTCAACACATTTAGTTGTGCCATCTGCCATTTTGAATAGTGTGCCTTTTTCAAAGCATCCGCCGCCAACTGCACCACCACCTTTAGAACCGTCAGCATTGTCTCCACCACCAACACCGGGACCACCGCCTCTGTCAGCCATAGAGCCACCTTCTCTACCCCTATCGCTCGCTGCTGGCGCACCCGGACCCGGAGCAACACCTTGTGACTCAATACCTGCTATTCCCTGTTCTGCTGTAACACCAGCATCTTTTGCTGCTTGGGCAGCCGCCGCCGCCCTAGCAACATCCTGCGCTTTTGCATCTCTTGCTGCTTTATCCGCTGCTCTTTGTTCAGCACTTCTATTTCTAACATCTCTTGCAGCAGCAGCAGACTTACTCATAGCGGCATCAACTGCCGCCTGATTTGCTTCTCTATCTGCAGTTTCTTTTTGCTCATCCGTCATATTAAATCGTGACACCATAGACTTAATATCTGAATAAACTGGAGTACCTGTTTTACTTCTAGCAATTGCACCAGTTTTTACATCACGTGCAATACCATTTTTATCCATAAATGCTCCGGGCATACCAGCTACAGCATCTCCGGGACTATAGCCAAAATATCCTATGTCTTGAGGTTGAACACCTAATACAGAAGCAGCATCAACTATATTTTTTGCTTGCTCTTCAGTTATATTAAATCCCATCCGGTCATAATCATCATCTGAAAATAATCCTGAAGCAAGTCCTATAATATCTTCATTGTTCATTGTTCTAGTAGCACCCATAGGAGACGTTTGCGTAGTTCCTATTAATCCCGGAAAACTAGTATCTACAGTTCCGCCGGGCGTACCGGGGCTTGGCTTACTTCCAAAAGCCGTTGTTGATGGCCCAATACCTGATACAGAAGCTAAAGCACCTAAAGGATTACCTGTTAAGATACTTGCAATTACTCCTACATTTATACCACGATTTCCTGTAATACCATAAGCATCTGTAACAGCTTGATTAGCACTACTAGAACTGTTAAAATTTGTACCACTAAAAATACCCACACCTGTAACAGACGTACTAGCTACGCCTGTACTCCTATCACCACCTCCTGTATCTTCTTGCTGTGGTCCCGTAACAGGTGTTACAGTTGTAGGTGCTTCTTCTGGTGCTGGCTGGTCCCCAATAGGACGATAGCCTTCAGGTATTGGATAAATAGGTCTCCCATCTTTAAATGGTATTTGTAATGTCTGACCTGCATCGTTTATATATGTACGCAACTCATCATACTGACCTGCTCTTTGACCAACTGTTTCAGCAAAAGTGGGCAAGTTAGTTGTTTGTAAAGCTGTTTGATATTGTGCGCCAGTAAATTGCACTGGCTGAAAATACGGTGTTGCACCACCATAAGGTGTGTAACCTGTCTGTCCACCACTAGGAACTTGATAGCCAGCAATGCCAGTACCCGGCAGTGTATATGTTCCTGTTTGTGGATTAATTTGCGTAGGCTGATTATATGGCTGTTGCGGAACAGATGGCGGATTGTAACCACCAGTTTGAAATGCTCTAGCTGTTTGGTCTTTTACTGACTTTTTCATATCGGCTGCACCTGTACTTTATTACGTATATCTTCTGGTAAATCTGAAAGGTCAGAAATATCTGCAACAAAAGCCTTTCCGCCCATATAAGTAACAAAACCAGCTTTTACTCTATCTCTTGGGTCTTGCATCTGTTGTTGCTGGTTAGGTATAGTAGGTGAAACGTAACCACCTTGCTGCATATTATACTCTTCTTCATCTTCCACGTCAAGGTCATACATATCAAATGGCAAGTCATCTTCTACGGTAGCTTCTTCGCTATTACCCATCTGACCCATAGCTTCCATCTGTGACAAGCCTTGCTTTGCTTCTTGACGCATACGCATTAAGTTTTCAAGGCCGATATATCGCACTACATCTGCAGGAAAAACAAACTCACCTTCACTCAACTGAGCAGGAATGTCATCACGTACTTCTTCACGCAATGAACCGGGTGGTACTTCGTTGCCTGATTCCTCATCAACCATAC